AGTAGGGGTGGGTATTTAGTATTTAAGCTTTTCCGTCCAAATCGTCCATCAATGTACAAAAATGTACATTATGACGACGAGAAGAATTAGGACCTACAACACCTTTACACGTCTTCGTGTCACCAGGAGCCTGTAAAGTGCCTTTATGGGTAAGTCTTAAAATAAAGTAAAAATAAGTAAAAAGTTTATTATTTCATCAATTAATAAATATAGGTTGTTCAATCATTTTGTTAGGTTTTCCAGCATCATGAGTAACACGGTAGTACCACTCGGCGGGTACCATAAAAGTAAACGTTTCCCAACCGTCAGCGTTGCTGGTATCAACTTTCTTACAAACATTAATAATATCGCCCGTATCAATAGATATATCAACGTTGAAATTTTGATGGTTACACATAAAGGTGTTAAAATTGGTAACATGTGAGTCCCTACATTTTCTCCACGTCGACGTTGGGATATCGAAATAAGTTATTATTCTATCACCCGCTGTGATTGATCCACCCTTATCAACCTTCAGCGCCAACCCATCCGTCAACTCGCTTTTATCAACCTTCAGCGCCAACCCATCCGTCAACTCGCTTTTATCAGCCTTGGTCAATAAATTATTATAGATACCACCAGATGTAACAGGTTTAGTACTGTTAAGTATCGGCGTGGAATCAAAAACCAAGGTGTCTTGCTTCCTTGAAAGTCGGGTGTCCAAATATTTTTTAACTATAATGTCGTCGTTGCCTGGGTTGCTTCTCATACTTGACGTGGTATATCCATTACCGTCTACGTCATTTACCCAAACAACCAAAGACCCGCTAACTCCATTTCTACCGTTATAGGCTAGTATTTGAGTATGTACCGCAGTTACTCCATCGTCCACGCTTCTAATCAGTGACGTACGCGTCGCACTGTCGTTATTGTAGAATGAGATAAGGGAGTTGTTAACTCTACTCTTTAGCTGGACGTTCACATTAGCGTCATACACGATAGGTGAATTTGTGAACGTCTTAACACCGCTAATATTTTCGTTGCCAGTTTTCTTAACAGCGTTATTTATACCACTCTGTAACGCTGGAACAGTAGTATCAACCAGCGTGCTCAACACATCACCGCCGATAAGAGCAACCCGTCCATCAGCCTCAACATGACAGTACCACCTGTTACCAGCGGTGTTAAGAGCGGTATCTTTAATCCCACCAATACTAGTGGTCGTTGCCATCGGGACTATAACCAACGTTCCGTAAAGTATCCAAGTATCAGTAACAAAAACCCACAATTTGGCGTTATTAACATCCTGAATAATATCCCCAGTTTCAGCCTGTTTGGACGTCGCCGCAACCCACGCATAATTAAGTTGTGACTGGGTCGGCTCGGACGATAGACCAGAAACAGCTTTAACATCGCTCAAACCCTCCAGCGCCGATATCCTGTTCTCGGCGTCAGCAATCCATGCAACGCTAGAGGCATCCATTACTCCTGCCAACTCCTCTGTCGCTCCAGGGACGTTAAAACTCAACGGCGTTACAACGCCAGTAACGGGATTTATGGCGTCCAGTGTGGCAATAATGTTGGTGCCGTCCTGAGTCAAACTTATCGGTCCGAAATGTATATTTTCATCAATCGAATCCTTATCCAGCTTTTCATTCGATAGAAGTACAACATCGCTCTTGATGTTTCCAATATCAACGGTGTTAATATCTGTCAATGCATCGAGACCATCCAACCTATCGATACCGTCATTCACGTAATCAACTAGCATATTGTGTTGTTTGATGTTGGTCTTCTGTACCAGGTCGTACGGTGTAATCTTATTTTTTAGGTTTACCATTTATACCATGCTCCGAAATTTATAAAGTTGTTTGAAAAAAGTTTGTTGAAAACGTTGTAAACCGTGCGGTTATTATCAAGAAAACCGTTCAGTGTTTCATAGTTGGGTCTGACGCCCAAATCAGATAAATGGGTCGTCTCCGTCTCATCACGCGCAACGTTACTCTCTACACCTGATTTAGAACGTGACGTCGGTTTATCATCGTCGACGTTGTCGGCAGGGATATCAATGTTGGATGTATCGCCGTCAGAGATTCCCAGTTCCGTTACGCTCAACGTGCGCACTTCGTCGCGTCCGAGTATCGGTTTAGCGATATCAGTATCGTACACTTCAAGTAGACGTTCGATTGTGTCGGCGTTGAGTACCAACGTTTCTACGAGTCCATCAAGAAAATCCTGGTATGTTTCACCGTTTATTTCATATCTTGAATAATATTTATCAAAATTATCTATTAGAGCGTCTTTTTTGGCGGTCATTAACGGTAAAACATCGGTTAAAGATGTCCATGCGTCTGTCAATCTAAACGGTGTTGGGACGTCTCTATAAGCCACGGTCCAAATAGGTAAATCGTCACCTTTTATAGGATTAAAGTATTCCATCATCATCAGCTCCTTCATCTTCATCGTTCTGTTCTGAAATGCGCATATTATCTATAAGTTTGACAGTCGTATTAACTCCAAACACCTTTTTAATTTTCTCACATGCTTTAAGCCTTGAATTCATGGCGTCCCTCAAATAAACGTTCAGCAGTTCATCATTGCTTTCAACCTCCGAATCATTCATACGCTCACGCTTCTGCATTGCGGGTTCATTATTGACGCCCAACATCTCCAAACCTTCGTTAAAAAATGCCTTTTTTACATTGATAAGTGACTCAACATTATAAGCGCTGTCGATTTTTAACGCCGTGAGCTTTTTATCAATACCACCATCGCCAAAGAAGACATTACACCCATTAACTATTTCACGGGTGAATATTTCTCCCTTTTTACGTCCAAGAACACCTTCAGAATCAAAAAACAACGGCGCGCGCTGATTTATCAATTGCTGACCTATTGCAACGTCGATATCAGCCATCATTTCACAAATACGCGCGTCATTTATATAATCCATCCTTGATTTTTTATCATTAATCAGGTCTGAAATAAAAACGCAATCTTCACCGTCGATAAGTGTGGGGCGTTCCCAATCAGAAAACGGAGAATTTGCATTAATGAAAATAGGACGTAATGCCCGAGGACGGTTTGTTATTGAATATCCGATAATTTCACTTTTTGTGCAAACTGGCCCCATTTCCATTGAGGAATAAAGCATTACATTTCTATACTCCGATAGGAGCAATTCTATATCGTTTGATTCTATACCCTCGGGTAGATTTTCCCATTCGAATACATTTGAGGCAATACGCTTAAACCTGCTAAAATATTCAACACTTTTATTACGCGTGGTCTCTATTATATTGCTACCGTTATACTTATCTTCATCCCAAAACATCATATCACACTCTTTATTTTTATACCAGATTGAAATTTGGTTTTGATCGCTTGCTTAACGTTATACGGTACGTCAGCTATAACCTCAACGTCCGCAAACGTATACGCCCCTGGTGATGGCGTCCACGACGACAGCGGGAGGTTGCAATCGGCTCCAAAATTTGATATTTCAGAATTAAACCTATCAATATCATCCTGGGGCGCTGAAAGTTGGACCACACACAAATTATAATTGGCGTCCATCAAAAAGGACCCTGGAACCATCGTATCCTGTGTCAGTTGATATTTTTTATCCTCCAATGAATTTATACGACTTTCGTAATAAGTATCAATTCCGTATGATAAAATAGCAGAAGCAACACCGCCGACAACACCAGCCACGGCGCCGATTGGTGACCCTGACGCTCCACCGACGGCTCCCGTTAAAGTTGAACCTCCGACACCTTGAGCTAATGCCTTATTTTTCTGTATACGTCTTTCTTCTATTTCTATACCCTTCATCCCAGACGCCCAATTTTTATAGCTGTCGTTATTAAAATCAACTTGCGGGCATGGAATAAGAATTTTTGAATTTTCTACCGCGTTATATCCTTGAGGAGATTGCTGACCAGTGGTATATACTAACATAATCTCGGTAAAACATTGGGTCCATGACGCAATAAGACGATAGTATATCTTACTCAATGTTCTACCGTATGGGATAGTATAGACAACTGTACCTGACGGGTCCGTAATACAGCCAACTCTAGTACTATCAGTCGTCAAATTTGAATCCATTTGATACGTGTTTGATGGCCCAACCAGTGTAAAATCCCACCACCAATTTGTAGACGTGGTCCTCAAAACCGCATTTTGAAACGTGGGGTTGAAAGGGACATACCAAATACCCATTATATCTTTAGGGGCGACACCTGTTATTGATGTCAGGTCGCCGCTGAAGACGTCAAACAAATCTATCGACCATGTGTTTGATGACTCGTCCTTAATACCGTTATAGCCTTGCATCGGAGAATAAATATAAGAAAATGAACTTTTCGTATCGTCTGTTACGTAAGAAATCATTAGTCCACTTCTTACAACCGATGTAAAATTAGGGTCACCAGGAATTATTTGACCTGATGACACAAACATATCAATTGGATTTATAAACTGTTCATATTTTTTAGGGTCGGCAGAAGTTGATTTTGTCAAATGACAGCGTCCGAATGAAATTTTAGACTCATAAAACAGCGTGGTATACCAGTCGATGGTATAAGCAAGAAAAACGCGGTTATTTTCATTAACCAAAATTTCCGTTACAGTGAAAAAATAGGTCATTTCATCGGTCTTTAGACTTCCATAACCATAATTAACAGCGTTATCAAAACTCAAATTTATTAAAATAGGGTCACCTATCTTATTGTAAACAACATCCTGGCTGTACCCTTGCTTTCCCGCCATATATGTATCAAATTCACTTTTTGAAGAAAAATGAGGAAAAGTGTTTATTCCGTCAAATGTTACATTCGAAAATAGTGATAGAACATTCATAGTATCACCATCGAACCCAGTACTGTTGTTAGAATTGATATTATTCCGATAAGAATAACATCAATCCTATTAGACATTGACACAACTTTTTGCTCAACCCGTTCAATGTCGGGACATTGCCCATGCATTGGGCAAAAAGTATTGTAAGAGGTTTCTTTTCTCGTTCTCATATGATCACGGCGAAGCAGGCGCGGTCGTTATGGCAACGCAGTTTTCCCAGGGGCGAACACCAATGCAACCCTTATAGAGTATGTGGAAATTAGTATAATCTCCAGCTCCGTTAGTGTTGCTGTTGATTTTACTTTCACCCTGATAGGGACGATACGCGATACGGTCCATCGACGTTACGATTGCAAACGGCTTCCCGCCGTCCATAAATTCAGGGGCACCCGCGATTGTCCACCCATTAGCTGTTACTCCAGTCGTTATTTCGGCGGTCGTTATGGCAGTGGGCATTTCGGGAATAGTTATTATTTCCGCGTTCGACACGATTTTATCAGGGGACGGAAGAACCGCCAGGTCAGAAACCATATCATTATATGTTTTTTCCTCCATGATAACAGCGACTTTCTTGCTTGCGGTCAAAAACTTATCGGGGTCCACGGCGGCATTGACATAAAGTCCCTGGTTCGTCCTAAATTCGCTGGCTAGGTCTCTTATAGTCTTTCTGACAACGTCAAAATCGGCGGTGTCGATAGGTTTGGTGTGTTCGATAGTAGACACCAGCTTTTTACCTATCATCGCGTTAATATCCATCTGAACCGATGTTTTACCATTTTTGAGTATATAACTGGCGAAATCCCCAATTTTAGCAGGATTAGAGACCAGCTCACCCAACGCAAGATTAGACGGTACCGAGAGAGGAACCCATCCCTGATAGTGGGTTTCATAAATTGCCTGGAATCCTTCACTCTCATTATACCCGAATGCATCCTGTGCGGTTGCTTTCGGGTTGTAGCGCTTGCTCCCAGGGATTGCCAGCATTCTTTCAACCCATCCGTAACCTGTGTTAAGAGCTTCTCCACGGAAGGTATTATAAAACGCAACGTCAAAATCTTTCGTAGGGACCATCATTTCTTCCGTAAGCATTTTTGAAAAAGCGGGAGTTATTCCAACCGCATCAACCAGTTCCGTAGCGTGCGTGCTCCAGAAATTCGGATTCATCGTCTTCAATGCTTTCGTAAATTCATCATCAATATCCATATTTACACCTTCTTATTTTTTCTATATTCGTTTATAAACAAGTCCCGCAGGGAAGCAGGACTATCAGGTACCGCATCAGTCTTATCAGACGCGATTACGTGATTTGCAATTATTTTTTGAAGTTTCGCGACGTCAGCGTTTGTAGTCGTCAAATTTATAGAAAGTTCATTGTTCAACGTCTTGAGCGCGTCGCGTTCGCTCTTAACAGCGTCAAGTTCATCCTTGATTTTGACATATGCTTCAAGCTTTTCAGTTATTTCATCCATTTTATCCCCTTATTTTCCTGAAAGATTTAATAATCATTTTTATGATTTCTCCGATAGTGATGAACCCATCATCATCATATTTAGCCTGATTAGCAACGTCAGAAAAAATAATATCGACCTGTTCTGCCGAACATATTCTTTTATTAACAATATTAAGAATCCACTTTATCATAATCCACTTTATCATAGTCCACCTGACGGGGTTTAGTATACTAGCCGAATATTTAGGGGGGGTCCGTTTTCCAGGTATACCCCGAAAGTTAAACGGCATCATATACAGCCCCTAGTAAATGATAGGTATTTCAGTTATATAAATGTAACGATGTTAATGCATTATTAATAAAGGTGACACCTTTACAAATTTAAAATTAAATAAAAAATAATAGCGACAATTGACATTGTCGCTATATTAAAGTTTAAAGACGCTCCCTGGAGAGCGACACCAGGTCAAAAATGGCGTTGAGCGTCTTACCCGAGTCGAACCGTACAATACCCCGATTAATCCAATCTTCTATTTTTTGTCCAATGCCCCTATCTCTTATCATCCCGTCTGAAAGTTCACGACGATTAAGAGCCATTATCGGACGGTCTGAACGCGGTTTTATCGGAGTGAAATAAATATGCCCATCATACTCACGCCATCCATAATATGATCCGCGCGAATAAAGCTGAATCCATTCTAATGGGATGTTTAAATCCGGGCATTTTCCGATGAAAAAATCCTTATCTTGGGTCGCATTTTCCAAATAATCTAATATTTCTTCTTCGGTACGTCCTTTTTCAACCTCAAATTTTATTATTCTTTCCAACGCTTCGGGTGATGGTTTGACGTGTTCAACGACTATATCGCTTTCATATCCAAAAACTGAACGTTTAAAACGTCTGATTTCACCTGATGGGAAGGGGCGAACCCCCCAGTGGGTGAAGTAGTCGTTAAACCAGGATATGCGGTTACCCATCAATACGGCGCGAAAATCGCTATTATTTCTTCTTAACGTCGTGTAGAGCGATTGCCACTTTTCATATTCAGTTTCTTTCTGGATACGATTCTGATAAAATTCTGGAATGAATTCATCATAAACCCACCACTTAAAAACTCTATCAATTCCCTTGGCTTTAGCGGCGTCTTTCACTGGCACAAAAAGAATACTTCCGACATCATCAACATCCTTAGGGGTGAGCCATGTTATACCTTTAGCTACGGTTTCGGACGAAAACGTAATATTTTTAGTACTTTCGGCAAATGCCTTAAACTCCGCCAATGATGTTTTTGTCTGGTCAGCATCCCATCGCGACCATGCTACATTTTTCCCCGAAAGACTGACGTTAAGCAGTCTTTTCATCATATCGTACGATTTGCCTAGCGAACGAATCGACATGATGGAAGTTATTTTTGCGTTATAAGATAATACTTCATCCGCTGTATAATGCGCCCCCTTCATTTTTAATGACCCCCTTTATATACCGTAGGTTTTGATGATACGATAAATGGACGTTCGACTAGCGATATAGCCAACGTATCGGGATTGCGTTCAGCCTTCAAACGGATTGTCTCATACCCTTCTTTCAAATCTCCAAATGGGATTTTATCAGATATGCGTGACGTCAAACCCGCACACTTGGTATAACTTTTTCCATCAATGAGTTCTTGATATGTTTTAGGTCCCACAACATTAACACTGCTAGGTTTAGATTCTATCCCCCATTCCCCCAGATTTTTACCAATTTGGAAATCTTTTTCCCAACCGTCGTAACGCACAAAAATAAGGCTGTCTGTATCACAATACAGTAAATTTTCACGTGGTATTAATATGGCTGATTTCATTAAGGTCACCCGTGTCATCATGGCAATCCATGACCCCAGGGGTAAATTAACACCTTTACGCCCTTTTTCCGTTACGGTTTTTCGCGATACCTCGACATCGGGGAAAAATCCGTTTTGATGTTGGGAATAAAGGTCTGATGTCAAAACCTCCGATTTTATATTATATAGAATGGTTTCACCCTCCAAACGCGTTAAAAATTTCCCGTATAATGAGTTTTGTAGACGCTTATAAACCTGACGTTTCGCCCCTTCTGAATGACTTTTACCATTATATAGAGCATTGATAAACGCCGTTAATCTTTCGTCGTGACGTGTCCTAAAATAAATAAAACTTTCAGTCCCTATAAAATCATATCGTGTCAACAATAAATCATATTCATCCTTCCAAATCCCAAAACTTCCGTCAAGATAAAAATTTTCGACATAATAACCTGGCTTCAATTCTTCGAAAGAACGGAAACGTTCGCAATCAGCTTTATTGCGGAATTGCATCATTTTTAAACCATCACTTTTTAGGGAGAAATCTCCCGTTGGATAAACGATATAAGTATGTCCACCGTCGGGTTTTTCCTCTAAAATTGCCCCATATGGAATATTTTTAACCATTTGCGAGGGATGTGCTGAATTTAAATCCAAATGTATACAATCGTTAAACATTCCAACCCTAAAAGCCTGACAAACTCCACCTCTTACGGATGGTCTTATCTTTTCTTCAAAAAATGGTATGTCATTTTCTGTAAAACAGAAATAACCCCATAAATCCTTACTATCGGGTCCTGGCATTTCGACAATATCACCCATGATATCAACATTTTTATGCGTCAATGCATATTTAAATAAAGATAAAGTACGCGCTCCGATTGTCATTTTTTCGGTTAAATTAAAGCCGTGGATATCTCCGAGAGCTAGCGCCAGCTCGTATGTAAGCTGTGCGTCGCGCATGGCGTACTCTCTTTCTAGCGATAGTGGGACCCTTTTAGCAAAATTCTTACTTTCTAGCTCAATTTTTCCTTTTCCCAAAAATGCTTGACACGCGCTTTCTAGCGATGTGTGTAAGAGTTGGAATAAATCAACAAAAACAATCAATTTCCCAGTTTTGTAGGTTCTGAAAGAAACCTTATAAACGTCATTTGGTGACTGAATTATGTTAATTTCTCCCTTTCTTACAAAAAAGTCGTCGGTTATCTTATAGTGGGTAACAGCGTATTTTTCCATTTGGGAAAAATCAAATTTTAGGTTAAAAAAGTAAAAAATAGAGTCATCATTCAATGATTCGAAGAAGTCAAAGACGTCGTCAAGAATGATCGCGCGAATATCTTCATCATCGAATGAATCCATATTGTCTTGCATCCCGAAATATTCTTGGACCTCATCATTATAGATTTGGACAGATAAAAGTCCATCACCTCCTACATTATACGTTTCTGTGTCAATACCATATTTCTTCATAATTTCACCTTATATTAATATTCTACTCCAACATCTTTAAACATTGCTCTTATTTCATCCCACATTTCAGCACGTGCTTCTTTCGTCGCTTGCTCGTACCCGATGACCCATTCGCGTCCTTCGGATTCCGACATTATTTTTAGGTCTACAAGTCCAGAAATCGCCAGCTCGAAGTTGATGACTGATTGGATATCAGCTTTTTCGGCAAATATCTCTTCACTCAAAAGACCTACTCCAGCGATAGGGGACCCTGTGATAAAGTGTGTTGTAGTCTTAACTCGTGGGATATATACACCCTTTACCATATTTTTCTGTACTTTTTTCAACGAACGCGTGCGCGTGGCGATAGCCTTTTTTGTGAGGTTTTTCTGTTTTAAAGACCCAACCTTACGCCCGTTTTTATATACACCTTTTTTAGTTATATCGACAACCAACGCTTTTTGATATTTATCAGGTACACGCCGTCCAGTTTTCGAATAAAAAAGTTGTCCTTGCGCGAAATTGTAAGATACCATTTTAGCCATGATATATTACCTCATATTGATGGCGATAGGCACCGTTGATATATCCAGCGCTTACAATCCGCAGATATCCCTGTCTCGTGAGACGGCTTAGGTGGTCTGATATGGTTGCTGGAAACGAAGCCTTCTTCAAGTCAGGACGTTGACGCTGTATCATTTCATAGACCTCCCGCGTCCAAAAAGTTCCTTCGATATTTTTAACAAATTCCCAGGTTTCATCAATTGAGTATGACATATTTTCACCTCAATATTCATTTTCATAAAACTCCAACATATTATCAACCTCATAGTACCACTTGGTGTAAAAAACCACTGCTTCACGTATAAATTTGAGGTGGGAATAATCTTCGTCCTCACATTTTACGATAGCGTCTATCTCTTTACAAATATCATCATTCAACGACAAATTAAATACTCTGCTCATATATTTTTATCTCCCTTGATTTATATAAAATGTTTGATAAGTTGTTTAGAGTAGGACATGTAAAATGTTTAATCATCTTCTACGACGTCTATGACGTCGTAGGTTTCACCATTCGAATAGCGCGTCAGGGAGGTGAAAAATGCGAAATTTTTACCACCGTCAAACTCTGTTCTGAATCCATGCGGAATTTTTTCAGTTTTTCCGAAAGCCTGGCTGAATTTCGTTACCAGGTGCGAAGACTTAGAGCGTGTCCATGTTCCATCAGAAAAGTCTATCGTCGCACGGAGCGATTTATATCCCGTCGGAATCCACAACCCGTTTATCTGCTTTTTGTCCTCTTTTTCCTCAATCGTAACCGCGGTTACTGTTTTTGATTTGCCGATAAGCTTTTTAGGCTCAACATATGTATCCTGTGTATAATCCATATTTATATCTCCTTTGCTATATATTTATCCTACTCTCTCATAAATGAGTGTAAATAAAAGGTTTAACCTCAATAAATCTCCACGCCGTCCAAGGTCTTTATGTGAAACAGTGACGTGAAGCGCTTTCTCCTACCAATCTCGAATTTGGAGCATTGTGCTGTATTATAACGCTGTCTGTTTGAAGTCGCTGGCTCCATATCAGCGCTTATAACGCGTGCCATGTTGCCTGATATTATTTCAAGGGTCGCGAAAACGATCTCGGAACGATATCCTGGGACGCCAAGTTTATAAACACCAATTAAGTATTCTGCGGTTATTTGTGTACCGACTGGTAGATTTTCTAGCTGATTTATAGTTGTCATTTTATTTACCTCAAATATTATAGCCAAACCTCACTAACTTTAGTCCACTCAAGGCAATCAACGGGTATATCATCTATCTCTTCTGCCGCCCATATCTCTACATGCTCCCATATGCCTATCCTTGAGTCTGTGACGATTTGCATGGCATTGCTTATCGCGTCACCCCAATTATAGTAGACGTCACCTATCTGTTTCTTATTTTTCATTAACTGATATATAGTTACCATTCTTATTCACCTTTTTAAAATTAAAGTGTTTTCGGTTTACCCTGTGTTGTTCAAATTACATTTAATGACTTGCCCGATATTTCAGGGAGGGTTGCGTTATTCCCTTGTCGTTGCGTACATCACCAGATGGGTTTTAAGCCCATATCACCCTAACTAAATTCCAATCAAGTTCCCCAACGGGTACATCTGAAACATCTTCTACAATCGCAGACAATATTGCGACAGACTCCCTAAAGTATATAACGTGTTGTATGGCGTTGTCGAAGGCGTCGCGCCTGATATAATAGATGTCATTTATCTGCTTTCCATTACCGAGTGCAAGTTTGTATATTCTTATCATTTTGTTCACCCTTTTAAAATTAAAGTGTTTTCGGTTTACCCCGTGTCGTTCAAATTACATTTAGTGTCTTGCCCAATATTTCAGAGAGGGTTGCGTTACACCCTTACCGTTGCGTACATCACCAGATGGGTTTTCCCCCCACCAGCTCACTCACTATAACTAGATGTTACTTTATGTATATATAGTTATCTACATGTATATGCTTAACTTAATTAAGGTTATACCTTTATTTTCTGACTTGGCTATAAAGGCACTTTACAGGCTCGTGGTGACACGAAGACGTGTAAAGGTGTTGTAGGTCCTAATTCTTCTCGTCGTCATAATGTACATTTTTGTACTGCGCATTGATGTATGTTTGTGTACATTGGTGGATGTTTGTGGGCGTATGAAGTGTATAAATGTGGGCAATATGACAATGTACATTTTTGTACATTGATGGACGATTTGGACGGAAAAGCTTAAATACTAAATACCCACCCCTACT